CTCATCACAATATTGCTGAGCTTTGTAGAAAGAAGCTAGATCGATATCTGTAGTAGAAACAGATCCGTTCCCTGCGACATCAAAACGTATACCCGGCTGATAAACAACCTGATTTAAAGGTGAGTTAGTCGTGAAGGTACGTTGACCCGCCCCATAACGAGTATTGGTCAGCAAGTCCAGTACAACACAGGCCGGATTACGGGAATACTGATATTTGATACTGAGATTACGCTTAACTACTGGTACTTTTCTACCCCTGATCTTTGCTGTTATCGCTGGCAGGCTGGTAGTTGCTCCAGCAGGAAAACTACACGCCAGCATAGATGTAAATGGGTATACAAGTTTTTCATTCCATAAAACCTCCATTGAGAGCCAGGTAATATCACCCTTAACCCAGGTGAATTGTGTAGTGCTGTTTCCGCCTTTTTTGACTTTCGGGCCTCTAGCCTCCCCTCGATCGGTTCTCTCAATTTTTACTGATATGGGGTGCTGAAGACCTGTAATAGGAATTTCGTGAACATATACTTGATTTGAAAGTATCTCGTTCACCACTACTTCTTTTAAGTCATCAGGATCTGGAGTACTTTCATCCAAAACCATCTTGGTTGGATATTCTTGTTGGTAAAATTGCACGCCATTAGCAAAGGCTGTGACAACATATCTGAGTGGATTATTTGCACCTCCACTGTCGTCCGTTTCTGTGTATTCTCTAAAGCTTGACTTTGTTTGGCCGTTGCTTACTACACTTCTGGTCTTTGTTTGATAGAACGCCCCCTCTAACACACGAACTCTGATCTTGTCAGCATATGGATTATTAATCGATCTGATTTCTGTTGTATTAGGTGATACCTGCTCGCTGAGACGATCTTCATAACTGCCACCAGCCTGAGGAAACGTAGCTCCAATACGGAGGTGAAAACCTTGATTTTTAAGCAGATCTAAAGCCGATGATGTTGTTTGTGTGCCATCGGTAAATTGAATGTCCTTTACTCCCGCTGCCGAAGCCTTTAATCCATTGAAGAACAAATTTTCTTCCTGCGAACCTGCAAATCCATCAATCTCGCCTTCAGAGACAGCAGCCATCCAAAAGCCCTCGGGTTCTTCAAAATCTTTGCCGTCTTGGATGTATGAACTGACGACGGGCATTCTGGTGACAAGCGTCTCTCCATACACCACAGGCACCGGGGTTCCATCGGCTGCTGTGGCTGATGCAGCATTTGAAATTGCATCATCCGCTGGACGACCCTCTTCTTTCGATGATGGTTCTGGCACTCCTGGGGCAAATAGTCCCGCTACGCCCGTGAACACCAACGAGAGACCTAGTCCCACCATTGCGGATTTGATGCCTCCTGACAACGTGGCGGCTCCTCCCCATGTGATCAAGCCGCCAAAAGCCGTTAACGCCAAGGCAACAATGATGACGCCGATTAAAATCTTGCCAAAATTAGATCCAAAAAATGAACCTGTAATTACCGGAACTAGGGAAAACTCTGTGGTTCCAAACGCCAGGTCTTCATATCCAACACTGGTATTGCGACTAATAATCTGAAAATATATTCCGAACTCATGAGCAGAACTAAGGAAAGATCTGAAGCCAGGCAGGAGCTGACACAACGCTCTGAGCGCTTCGTTGGGAGTGCGGACGTTGAGTTCATGCTCGTAGCCAAAGCGCTTGCCAGCGACACCTTCTAGCCGTATCTTCATCATCTGTTTAAAACCTTTTCAAACGTTTCGATTTGACCGGCAGGACTAAGGATCTCAAGTCGGTCTGCTTCGACAACATATAAATAAGAGGTCAATTCCATATTGGCGGAAACAACCATGTCGTGCTCACTGAAGCTGTGGTCACCAACAGGATGAGAATGGAAAATAACATCCGTACTGTATTTTAAATAATCTTGAGCTGAAATTAAAAAACCTCCCTCAGGTTCGTCAGCCTGATTGGCTACCTGTACAGCTTTCCCATCCACAACAAACCCGCAGGCTTCTTCTGGAAATGCTTTGCGTGATATCTGAGCAATACGACGATGTAAAAGCTTGGCCATCTTGCTACTAGTCTGTGGTGGCAGGAAATCCGCCGAAGCGCAGCTCAGTACCGAATCGTTCCCTACACGCCTCCAGAGTTTTGGGGCATGCATCAGGTGAACTGACTGCAGATCCAGTGAAATTACACTCAGGCCCTCGATACTCAAACGGACAGAAATTGCTATACATCCTGCGCTTGGGCAGATTTAATCCCTCAAGGTCAAATACAGAATTAAGTTCGTACACAACACCTAATTTTGTTTCCTCGACTTTGCGGGAAAACCACCAAGTATCAGGCGTGAAATGTGCGTTTGCATCATAAGATGCTTGAACCACACCATCGATTGATTTCAGATATTTTGCATACGTCCTTATACGAGTGACAGAGAAACCAATCAAATCTTCAAAATCAAAGTTATACAGCGACATTTGGCCGTCCACATTCGCAATCTGCAGCTTTGGTTGTGGCAATGAATTGCTACCACTTAGTTCAAAACCCGATGCCGCAATTGGTAGCGGTTGATAAGTCCGTATAGTTCCATCTTTGTCTACATATTCGACAGCATTTCCACCTGATTGCTCGGGTGATACCAGAAACAAATCATTAGTCCACGAAGACGCAAATGTTGAGCTATTCCCAGATATATGGAACAGAATAATTGGGGAGTCTTGAGTTAACTTGCGACTTTCCTTAATAATGCTTTGATTAGGCATAAGCGTGCGCCTCGATCAGCGTAAAGCTGAATTCCATCGCACCACTGGCAGGCATAATCCGACGCTCATATGTCGAATCCTTTAAGCGATACCGACGTTGTTCAGTTGAAAAAGGCGTCAGTGTTGTCAAGAAATAATCACCCTTGCAGACTTTGTCGAGCCTGTTTTGGAATTGTGTTTGACCACCTCCAGCGCTGATTGGTCCTGTTGTGACTGCATATTCAGTCATGCGTGAATTAATTCCGTCCGCAGCAATAACCTCATACCCGTCGCCGTAACCGTATTTACGGATTCTGTGTGAAGTGACTTCTCGGATATCTAGACGAAGATCCAGAGTTAAATTAACGTCGGCCACTGTAAAGAAGTCCTCCAACTCTGCGCTCATCCATGATCACACGCTTAACAGCGGAATCGATGGCTTTACCTAGTTTATTGGCATTATCGCCAGATGTTTGAGTATCTGTTTCGCCGCCTTGGTCAACATTAACAGTGATATTTGTTTGAATATTTCCGGCACCCCCGCTCTTGCCCATATCGACTGGAATAGATCGGCCATTAGGAAGGGGAACAACCGCCTCGTTCATACCCCCCTCGCCGATCAAGGCGTTCGTAGGCCCGGTGACGATTCCACCGTTGGCAAACGGTGTTGTCACATATTTAGCTACACCCTCGATATTTAATTCATCAGTAGGTGCAGTACTACCGCCACCAAACATTCCAATCGCTGATTTAAGCAGCTTAATAATAATCATCTTGGCGATCATTTGAGCGGCCATTTTCATAAAGGCCTCACCAACACTCTTGAAGAAGTTGTGGAATGCCTGTGTCGCAGTCATCGTGCCATTGACTAGACCCATAACCGCACTTGAAATGCTTTGCTCAATGGTTCCGGCAATTTCTGCCATACGACCTTGTACATCTGACATGTAGTCCTGAGCGCTGCTGATGTATTCCTGTAGAGCACTGCTATTTTGTCTCTGAGCTTCAGTTAAACCATCGACCGCTGCTTTTGCTGCATCGTTTGCTTCGGCGATACCTCGGATTCTTTCTGCCGCTTCTGCATCAAGAAGATTTCCAGCAGCCTTTTCCTCATTGATTGCAGATATTTTTTCTAATGCAAGCTGATCAAGTTGAACTTTTTGCATCTCAGCTTCCAACGCGGGGCCGCTGAAGCCTTCCATTACAAGACGATTCTTTTGACGCAATAGGTCAATCTGTTGCGTCAGATTCGCCGTGGTGTCTCTGAATGGTTGTGTAGACGCCAACGTGCTTTGAAGCACATTCGCTCCCTGTAAGTTGGGCAGATTCTGATTAAAGGCATCAGCACGCCCCTGAGCACCCATTAACTTCGCTTGTGCGATGTCAACACCACCTTGAGCTTTAATGGCGTCTGCACCACCACTGGATGCGTCTAGGCGGGCTTGCGCCGCAGCTAGCTCAGACTCTGCTCGCTCAACATCAGCAAGGAACTTCTTGGCTCTGACATCCAGAGCCTCGTTTTGCATCAAGTATGTATTTAAGATTCCAATCTGAGCTGCTTTTTCTCCAGTAAATGACTGCTGGACAAGCGACATCCTGTGCTTGTTGTTCTCACTGAGCAGCTTCAGTTCTAGATCCGCAAGCTTGCGTACTTCTGCAGCTTGGACCTTGGCCAAGGCTCGGGCGGCATTCGCTGCAGCATTAGCACCTGAACCAGCCCCACTACCTGCACGGTTAGCCAACATATCCGCAGTAGTGAGCAGGCTCCCTTCCTTCATTCCGGCCTGGCCCTTGCCAATGCTGGTGTTGAAACGCTTCTGTAAATCAGCCGCTTTTGTTGTTGCTGCATCCAGGCGTGCCTGGGCATCTTTTCTGTTAAGGATGACTCTGCCGCCTGGTGCTCGACCAAGGTCTCTAGTTTCGCTGTCACCGAAAGCTTCGAGTGCCGCCTGCGCGGCTGTACGCTCCATGATGGCTCTGTTTAATTTATTGTCTAAACCAACGTTGTAGAACCTGAGTAATGCCAGTGTTGCAATATTAATAACTTTGGCAATCTCTGTAAATGCATTCTGAAATTCAGCGCCAACAGGGGCAAGTAACTTACCCACATTCAGCATCAACTCATTCATAGCCTTATCAAGCCTTGCCCCGGCTTCTTCAGGCCCCTGAGATATCTTTAATGCGCTATCTCCAAACTCCTCGAAAAGCTCTTTGGAGAACTTGACAAAGTCATCAACAGATACAGTTCCTTGCTCAAGAGCTTTATCAAGTTCAGCCGTGGTTTTACCCATCGACGAGGCAAAGAGTGAAACTGCGCCAGGCAAACGTTCACCAATTTGCCCCCTTAATTCTTCAGCAGTAACCTTACCTTTGGAGAAAACTTGTTGAGTAGCAAGTAAAATTCCGTTTAATTGTTCATTACTACCACCCAACGCTTTGTTAGCAACAACCATCCCCTGGAAGACGGCTTTTGCATCCTCTGTAGAAACACCTGCGGCCCTGGTTGATGCAGCTAGACGAGTGAAGTTCTCTGTTGCGGACTGAAGAGGGACATTGAATTTATCAACAGTGTCCTTGATGATTTCCAGACCCTGAGATGTGTCATCACCTAAGACACCAACCAGTGCTTTTTGGAACTTGCTCTGTTTCGTGGCTGCAATCGCAGCCGCATTGCCATACGCAACAGTCGCAGCCGTAAGAGCAGCCACACCGGCCACAGCACCAGCCACGGCAAGTCCACCCGCAGCCGCAGCCATTCCACCGGCAGCAGCGCTTCCTAGGCCAGTAGAGGCAAACCGGCCAGCAACTCCCTTACCGAAAGATGCACGGCGACCTGCATTGCCCCCGAAGCCTCTTCGAGCCTGTGCAGGACCAATAGGGCCGCTGTATTGAGTAGCTCCCCTCCGTTGCTCAAGGTTGTATTTGACTAGCTCTCGACGACCTTTTGCATACTCTTCTCTAACAGTGGCAACCTGGGCTTTTAGCCTCTTTAGGCTCTCGACATGCTCTTTGTTGAAAGTTCGTGCTGTGCCACCAAAGTTTTTAGCTCCGGCTTGGGCTTGTGCGTACTTTCTCTTTAAGTCTAAAAGTTCTTTACCCAGAGAAACATTCGCCTTCTTCTGGGACTTAATATCTTTTTCAATGCGCTGCGTGGCCTTGTCAGATGCCTTCGCAAAATCAGCAAGATTTTTCAGCGCACGGCTGTTCTCGACATCCAGAGTATATGTATACCTACCGTTAGCCACAAAGTTCTAGCGCCGTAATTTAAGTTTATCGGTTATGTGGTAATAACTTTATTTAATGCCGCAATCACAGATATAGGCAGCTTGCGTTGAGCAATAAGCTTCTTCAGAACCTCTTTTGACTCTAAGAGATGTTGGTTGGCTTCTTCGTTTAATGGGAATGGCAGAAGCTGATCAATTGGTGTCTCAGAGCCCTTGTCGCCTCCGAAACTCTTGGCGATTGAAATAACAATTCCAGCAAGCCGAGCTGTTGAGATTGAATGGATATTCGCTACCCTCTTATCCCTGTCACCGGCCAGGCGAATAATCTCATACACCACCTTCAATGGCAGGCGTAGAAAACCCTCCATAGAAAAATCGCGTCCCGCTGGGGCAGCGCGGAACTCTGTGTATGCCATCAATAAATCGATCTCCGAGGTGGCCAGATATTCACGCAAAAATAAAATGCGCTGACTGATCACCTCGTTGGTTAGTTTCCCTCAGAAGCCTCGGGCTCTTCGTCCTCTGTCGGCCAGCCATTACGTTCCCACTCGACAAATTCATAGATCTCGTCAAGTAGGCGGCTAGGCATCTCGCGAGTGTCCTCTAACTCCCAATCCGTTAGCTGAATCCACTTGCTCTTTTCTTTTAGTTCAGCGCGATACCGCATGAACAACGACACCGTCAGAATCTTTTGCTCACTGACTGACTGACCCTGGGTTTGTATCTCTGCTAGCTCGTCGACATAGTCGTACAGCAGCTCCTGGTTCTCGTTTACGTCACTGAGGGCATCCAGGGCCTCTTGAATAGGAATCTCCTTTCGCTCGGCAACGTTCTTGGCAATCTTGAGTAGCGCGTAGGTGTTCTTGGCCTGCTTTCGCGCTAAGTCTTCGATTCCTTCAATTTCGCCTGCAACTAAGTCCTTATAGATAGGGAAGCGAAATGGTTTGATGTCGTAATACTCTTTTTGGCCGAAAAAGATTTTTGAATACTTGCTCATGAAACGATGTAAAAAGAAGTATCTGCAGCCACCAGCTCATCGAGTTGGTCAGCAGCATTTTCAGGGATTTCTACAGTCAAACTAACACCTTCTTCAGATATAAGTTCCATTGGAGAAGATGACGAAGGGGCGATATAAACCGCCCCAACTTCAAGTAACTCTCCCTTGGATCTGCAATTAATGAAGTAGGACTGCTTATCCACAGAGGTAAGCAGTTCAGCTTGCATCAGAGAGTTGCGTAGATGTCGATCTTGGATGCACCATTGCTAAACTCACCAACATAAATTTGGCCGCGTGATTGGAAGGTCCAGGAATATTCAATAATTCCATCGGATGCTGCACTCTCGGAAACACCAGTGATGCAGGCGTTAAATGCGCGAGCATTATATTTGTGGTCAGATCCCTCCTTACCTAAATAGGTCAATACCTCAACAAACAATTCACGATCAGGGTCGTTCTCAGCCTTCATGATCATGACCAGTGCGTCATCGATAGCGTTACTCGCTACACCAGTACCAGTCAATTCCTGAATAAAAAACGCGGTACAAGCCAGCTCACCAGCCATTGTGACGCCGACGCTGTCACGGAAACCATCATCTCCCATCAGGAAGAATTCCTGGGATGTAGGCGAAGGGGTGTACTCCGCTGAGGTCAGGCCCTTGATAAATTTAGTGCTGCTGTAATTACTAGTGGGAACTGTAATTGTATCGTTGGGGTCGCCAGTAGCGGAGAAGCTTGCGGGCACTGCGCGGGCATTACCTGTTTCTGAAATTCGGACAATACGATCACGCCCTTTTAGAAAAGCGGATCCTGGGAGTTGAGCCATTAGCTTATCTCTGTGTGGATTGAGTAGTCGGGGATAGTAATTTTCAAACTTTCAAAAGATATGTCTGTCTGCGGGGTATAAACCGCTGTATCCATATCAGGGAAGGCCTGAAAAAGAAGCAACCTAAGATTCTCTAATGTTACGGAAGTGTCGTAGCTTGTTAAAGTTACGGTCCAAAATAAATTTAGAAACACCGCCTGAGACATCGTTGGTACATTCCTGGCTTCTGGTACTTGATCAAGCACACATTCGATGCCTGTAATTGTCCAGTCCTTGGGAACTTGCTGTGAACCCCGAACCCAAAGGGCGGGGGATGTAGAACTATCTGGGAGATTATATTGACCCAAAAAAGTTCCTATAACTGAGTCTATAACAGAGCGTACTTGAGATACACTAGCCATCTAACTCTCTCCTCAGTATATCCGCAAAGTATCCCAAGGGCTTAACCTCTTCTTCTGCAGTTTTCGTCCATGGTCGGGCTTTATAAGTCCCACCACCTTTTAATCTTGCCCCGTTATGTACAACAGCAGAGTAATCAACATTCCAAATCCATTCAATACTGTATCTACCAGTTTGCTGACGGGTTTGGCTGCTCCTTAATTTACCGAGATCTACAATATCTCGGGGAGCTGTAACGGTTTTACCATTTTTTCTTTTAGTTTCATTAGGCCAATCCCACTTTTTAGAATTAATCTCTTTGGTGAATTGACTATCTAGTTGGTTGGCACTCTGAACCAGCGCGTTTTTAACCGCACTGTCAAACTTACGAAGTAGCTGATCAGGTTGTAATCCGCTTTTCATAGTTAACCTGCTGCGCCAGTTTGCTTGAACTCACCACTAAAACTCTGAAATTGGGTCGCCCTGGCGTAGGGCAACACGTTCGTTCCCAAGTCAAGGATTCGGATTTTGCCTGTTGCACCATTCACGGTTGCAGCGGCTTCCGCGCCAACTTTGATTTTGGCGCTAAATGTTGCAGGCGCTAGCAGCTTCCCTGAACAGAGGGTAACCACTTCGTTAATGCCCTCCTTGTTCTGTTGAGCTGCAGCAGTGAGCTGAACATTACAGAGATAAGTCTCCTCTAAGTTATTTTGTACTCGGTTACCGGTTGTTGGATCGTTTGCGAATGATCCATAAACCTGGAACACCAGGGACGCATTATCAAAAGGAGAATAAGCACCCATCAGAAACAGAAACCTGTCAGTTCGACAAGCCCCTCACGCAAAAATAGGTATGTGGCCCCATACGTTGTATCGGCCAATGTGTATCCAGCGGCACCTTGATATTTAATCGTTCGGACAGACGACGAAACTCCAATCTGTTGGCCGATGGATTGTGTGCGGCTGGCCAGTAAGTGAGCAGCCATATAATTGACTGCATCGTCATACTGGACACCCCACACATCCTCGTTGTTTTGGCGTTCTGCCTCGCTAATCGTTGCAGTCACGACAGCACTTTCGATATTTGTAAACTCGGGAAACCGAGCCAAAAAACTAGTGCTGGTGACTGCCATCAACCTTCTCCTTCAGTGATTGCTTTGATCCGTTTTTGAATCGCATTCTTGATACGGACACGGTTCTCAGCGAAGTCAAACTCCTTGAGCATGTCAATATCAAACGTTGCATTGATTGCTCCCAATGCTTCTTTGACTGGCAAAGCAGTCAGTCCACCTTGGGGGGCAGGGGCTGCAGTAACAACCTCAACGTCGTCTGCAACAGTTAAAGCGCCGATCTGCATCAGTTCAGCGACCAAGGGCATGGTTTTCACCTTTGCCCAAGTATCGGCGTCAACATCGCGGTTGACGCCTGACTTGAACTGTACATACTCGGATTGGCCTGAGCGTTCCCCGATGAAACTGAAGCCTAGAGTGACCTCTTTGTCGCGGGGTGGATTCTCAAGTTGAGGGGAGTAGGTAACAATCATGTTCTGAAGAAATCAATTCAGCTTATCAAGCTTTTTCGACGTAGAGCACACTCTTGGGGTAGTAGATCGCGGTGCCACCGACACGCATGTGTCCGGCCACGGAATACTCAAGACCCTTACGCTCAGGTGGAAGCAGTTCCAAAGTGCGTGGGATGTGCAGTTGCAGCTTCTCAGGGCTGCGGTCATAGCAGATCAGACGATCTTTGCTCAATACTGAGTTACTAGCAGAGAGTTCGTTGATAGGTTCGATCGAACGAATAAAGGGGTTCGTCTTCAAAAAGAAGCTAAGAACTGTCTCGTCAGAGGCGGATGATCTAGCCGTCGTTGAGATGATGCGATAACTATTGTAATCCAGGAGAATTGTATTGGGAGTCTCCTTCATTCGGGAGCCCTGGACAATGCGAGTAGGAGCCTCATTGAGGATCTCCAACATCTCATCAGTGGTGGCGTTATCAAACCACTTGTTAGGAACAACCTTATCGATTTGATCGCTGTTCAGGAAACCCTTCATTCCAGAAGGTGCATTACCAAACAGTGCAATCTCGTTAACGGCTTCCTCAGAAGCGCGGCGCAATGCATTAGCGCGACGAGCCTCAAGGTTCATGCCAGGAACTGCAGCAGCAGCCCGGACTTCACTAACGGTGTATGCAAAAGAACCGCCCAGCGAACGCACAGGCAGCGTTACTTCCTTACGCAGGATGTCAGCGCGGGGCAAATCAGACGCTTTGTCTTGGATGACTTGCATCTTGCCTTGAGCATCAAACACGCGGTACGTGTAGCTCTCACTAGATTCCGCGACTTCTCCGGTGGCAACCGGAATGATTTGCGCGTACTTCAGGTCGCTGTATTGGACTTCGAGCACTTTGCTCAAAATCGTCTCTAGCTCGCGACTTAGGAAAAGACCTACGTCGTCGTTTCGGACTTGGTTAGACATTAGTTAAATCTCCTATCAGCTATCAGCGGAAACAGTTAGTCCTGGGAGATCGATCTCAAGAAGAGCGATTCCACCAGCAGCGCAGGAACTCAACCAGCGAGCACCAGCAGTGACCTCGAAAGTCTTGTTAGCTTCGGCAGTCTTGCCAAAACGTCCGATATAGCCGCCGTTAGAGGAAACAGAAGCAGAGTTGGTGTGGAAAACACGGACTGCATCGCCAACAGCGATTGCATGTGCCGAGTACACATAAAGAACGCCTTTCGAGAGCACGTTCATCGTTGCTGCAGCTTTGTAGCCAACGCGGCCATCTGCAGTCTTTGCGTCTGAATCGATTGCAAAGGTATTGCTATCAATAGCAACGCCGACGATGTCAGTAGCGGAAGCACCAGCAAGCAATTTGCCGGATGCATCGGTGGTGCCTGATCCGTTGCGGAGCAGAGCGTGACCGAAAGGAATTACAGCGCCGGTCTCGTTCTGGTAGGAACGTGAGACATAAGCCTGTAGATCACCAAGCATGCCTTCGTGGCCCTTGGTTTGAGTCAGGGGGTATGAACCCTGGGCACCCTCTGGGGAGGATACGAGCGATTCGGTGTAGGTAACAGCCATTTAATTTTCTCCTATTGAGCGGTGGCCGACAGATCTGATTTCCAACCGTTTACAAGACGATCGCGGTAGGAATCTTGGGCGTCGAACTTCTCAGAGGCTTGCACCTGTGCAATAGCTGCACGGACTTCAGCGACATTCGAGCCGTCTTCTTCGGGGACAAATTCAGAGTCAGTTTTGACTTCTTCTGCGTCCTCATCGATGTCCTCCATTGCGGCAAGCACGCCGTCCAATACACCCAGCAGATAATCTGCGGATGCATCTTCGCGAGCTTCCTTTTCGAAGACGTTCTGATATGCAAGCTGCATAATTGCAGCCTCATCTTGTCCGTCGAATTTAAAATCAACGGGCAAAATTGGAGCAAACTTGTTCAGAGCTGCGATGCGAGCATTGACGGCAGAGTTGATCTCTGCAGCGTCGTCGCGCTGTTCAGTAGCTGCAACGGCCTCGGCCAATTGCTGCTCCAGCTCGGTGATACGTCCAGTAGCAGCGTCAGCACGCTCCTGGAGTTCGGATTTTTCGGAATTTACAGTTTGGATGTCTGAATCTTGCGCGTCCAGCTTTTGCTGAAGTTCCGCCTGAGTGCGCCCGGCCTCCTTAACGAAGGATTGGACGATCCCGGCTGACTCTGCGGGTAGTTCAATATCCAAACCGTCGAGGGTGATTCTTGCCATGTCAATAGCGGGCGAATTCGACGGGGGTTCGACATCAGCAACCGCATCATTGCGATCACAAGAGTCGAGTAGTAGACGGACCTGAGATCCTGCACGGCCCTTCGGAACAATCGCGATATGGTTGACGCGAATGTTGCGTTGGACGCCGTCATAGGACTGTCCATCTGGGGTTACACCAGGCATGTTGTCGTAATCAACTCTGTAACCAGCGCTGACTTCTTGTGCATCCCCTCTTTGAATTGCATCGATTGCATCTTGATCAGTGACGATCAATGAAACCTCTACAAATCCATCGGAGAAGCGAACATGCGATCCCGCATGCCCTACCTGATGTAGCTTCGTGGTCTTCGCGTCCAGCAGCACCTTTGGATGATTAAGGGTGACTGCCTTCATTCCGAAGGAAGCTAGGGAATCTGGATTTGATACTTCTTCTTCAGGGCGATATTCCACAACTTGTGTGCCATCGCCTCGGGTATAACGCTGTGTGCCCACGCGGGCAGCTTTACACCAGACCTTCAAATAACCTTCGTCCGTCATTTCGGACTTGGTCACTTGACCGTAATCAAACCGAGAAACTTGTCCCATACTTTGATACTAACGAATTATATGTGTTAATTACTTAGCTCTAGTTGAGAGGTCATTTAATTCGATATGGTTCAAACTTAAAAGCACGCTTTGCGATCTTTCGTTTTCGTAGTTGATCAGGTATCCACGAAATCAATGTTCTGCCTTCGACAGCGTCAAGTGGCACCAGCCAAATCATCTCGTATTCCAGATTGACAATGCCGAAATAGTCGATCTCCCCTGGCCTGTACA